GTTTAGCGGCGCGAGTCCCCCAAGGAATTGCACCCCCCCTGGGGGTCCGCCGTCCGGTCGTGGCTCCCCGGGCCCCGGGCTTGCGTTCTGCGGGCCGCCTGTGGGCAGAAGGCTTAGAGCCCCGCGTCAGGCAGTCGACCTAGCACGTGGGCAATCAGGAGCCTGCGGGCTCGCTGCGCCCCGGGGCTTTGGTCCTGTCGATACTGACCGGGCAGACCCTTCCGCGGCTTCCAGGGGCCGGTCGACACGATCATCGCCCCCGTGATCGCCTCGGCTGCAAACTCTCCCCTCGGTTCGAAGTCGTCGAGCCACAACGGCCGCATCTCTTTGCCGCTCATCCAGTCGGCCAGGACGCGGCACATAACGCGGCGGTTCCGTTGCCCACGCTTCGGATCCTCGGGCATCGGGTCGGCAAACACGTAGAGGTGCGGCCGGGCGTCGTCGGGGGGAGACAGAATCACCATGCAGCTCCCCGAGGCGTGGTAGTGCGGCTCCCACGCTCCCCACAGCAGCGGTTGCCGGTCAGGGGGCATGGGCTGCAACCCCGGCCATCATGAGCCGCTGACGTTCCTCGAGCAGCCGCAGCACGTCGAGGGCAAGCCGGTAGGCGTGCGACCCAGGCTTTGCCGTCTGGCACGCAGCACGGGCCCGGTCCTCGATCCTGGCACAGTCGTCGGCCGTGAGGGCGAAGAGGCGGTCGTCGGGCATGGTCGCTCCCCTGCCGTTGCCGGTGCGGCGTGGCGTTGCCGGAGCCTATGCGGCTGGGCCAGAAGGCTTTGAGTTGCCGAGGGGCCCGCGGACAAACTCCGCGGACATTTCTCCGCGCTGTCCGCAACCCTCACAACGTCGCCTCTACGCGCTCCCGCAGTTGGTCCACCGTGCCGTCGTTCACCACAAGGCGGTCAATCAGCCGCAGGGGAAGCCCCGCCTCGGACTCGTGAGCGGCCACCGGCTCCACCCCGGGGCGATAGATCATCCAGACCTCTCCGCCCTCAGAGCGGATCTGCTGGGCTTCGTTTGCGAAGCGGACGTCGGGGACGACGATCAGAGAAATCCCGTTCGCGGCTGCCTGCTCCCATCGCCAAAATGCCAACTCGATCCAAATGTCGGGGCAGATCATGCGCCGGCCCCACTCCGTCCCGAGCGTCTGGAGCAGTTGCCGGGGGCTGGCCCCAAGCCCGACGATGGGCCTTTCCTTCGCGGAGCGATCCCGCAGTTCGGCCTCCGAGATGCCAAGCATGGCAGCCAAGCCCTGATAGATCGGGTCGGCAAACGCAACCCGACAGGCCCCGTGGACCATCGAAGCGGCAAGGTCTTTGCCGGCCCCGGCGGGGCCACAGAATCCAATGATGCGCCTCACGATTGCCGCACCTTGCCCGCCTGGATGCGGAAGTTCTCGACATCGAAGGAGCGGTCGGCGTGGACCGTCACCACCGCTGCGCCTTGATTCCATTTGTTCAGGCGAGCGTAAGCCGGGCGCATATCACACAAGCAGCCCGTCGAAAAGCACACCGTCTCGCTGCCCATCATGTCGGGCTCGGAGTGTGTCGAGGTGCGATGCCCGTGGCCCTCGAGCACGGTGTGATGCAGCCGCATGAACGCCCCGCGGGCCTGGTTCACCGGCGAGCTGATCCCGTTGCCTTTTTCGTGGCCGTGCAGAATCGGCAACGCACCGGCGAGGATGATCCGCTTGTCTGCCACCAGTTCGATGCCGAGATTGTGGAAGCCGTACCAATTGTCGATACCCATAATCGGATCGTCGCTGATCTCCGGGGCGTGCTCCCAGAGCCACTTCTCCCAGCGTTCCTCGTGGTTGCCGAGCTTGGCGACGATCCGCATGTTCGGAAACTCCTGCCGCATCCACTTCAGGAGATCGCGGCCGGCCGCCAGCTCGTTGCGGAAGTTGCGAAGCTTGGGATTCTTCTCGTGGCGGGAGATCGAATAGAAGTCTGCCCAATCGCCGTTCAGCAGCAGAGCGTCGACCTTCTCCGCCTGGAGGTGATCGACAGCGGCCCGCAGCGCCGTCTCGTCGTGGTACGGCACGTGGATATCGGAAAGGATGCCGACCTTGCCGGTGATCCCGAGATCAAACGGCAGCCACGGCTCGGCCTGCGACGGCGGCATTGCCAGCCGCGTCCCGGCGGGGCGCGGCTTGCGGTAAAGGTTTTTGGAAGACATTGACTTGCGGTGCTTGTTCCCTGACACCCCGAGCGACTGACGCACCCGCGTCCGAGCCTGCTCAAGCGTGATCGCCCCGTTGCACTCTTCGACGACACGCCGGGCGAGCGTCCGAGCCGGTGCGTCCGGGTGTGCCGCGACGATCCGGCGGACAATCAGCGTGATCTCGTCGCCGGCTGCGCGCCCGGTGGCCTTGTTTTCAGCCATCGTCGTCCTCCGTTACGGTGATCCCGAACGCCTCGAGCACGGCCGCGGCTTCCTCGGCAAACTCCGTCACCTCGCCCTCGTCCAAACACCACCACCGAGCGTGGATCAGTTCGTGGAGCAGCACTTCAACAAAGTCAACGCCAACTAACTTCTCGCTGACGCGGATCGTGCCCGTCTCGTCGCTGCAATCGCCGAGCCGGTCGGGCGGCGTCTTGCACACGCGGATCTTCCAGCGCCTGCTGCCGATGTGAACGGTCGCAGTGCGCTTTGCCATCGGCAGCCTCCCGTGGTGCAAGCGGATGCTACGCCTCTGGAAGGGTGGGCTTTAAGTTGCGGCCGTAGACCAGAGCCCCGGCCGCAAGGCCCGTAGCCAGGGCCAGCCTCGCAGCGGGCCGGAAGAACAGCAGCCCGCGAATCGTCGCCTCCTCTTCCATCCACCCCACGATTTCGTCGAGCCGCTCGGGCTTCTGGCACTCGGCCCAGCCCCATTGGTCCATGACGGCTTTCCGCTTCAAGCACGGGCAGCTAGGCAGGGCCTCAATGCCGATCGCTTCCAGAGCTCGATGCAGCACGCTCCCCGGTCCCTTGACCGTCTGCCGGCCGGAATACTTCTCGGCCAGCGTGTCGTAGACCTCGTCGGGGATGTCAACAAACTCTCCGTCTGGCGTGGTGACAGCGGTGCCAGCAGCAAGCACCTCGTCAACATACCCAGCCGGTCGCTCGGGCGCGACGTTGCGAACGGCAGAAACGAGCACCAGCGTCATGCGTTCGCTCCGGTCACGGGGGAGGAGAGATCGTCGTGCAGGCCGCCCACTGCGCCGGGGAGCCGACAATGTCCCAGCGGTACGGGTTCGCCCCGCCGCCCGGGCAGGAGCAAAGCGTCACGACGATGCCCGAATAGCTGATAGAGCAGAATCCAGGGTTCACCGGCACGCACGGCTGGCCATCAGGGAACACCCAGGCCGATCCATTGTAGAACGGCACCTTGTAGCACACTCGTTTTCTCTCAACGAGCGTCGATCCGTAATTCGTGTATCGCGTGTAGCAATAACAGTTGTAAGCCGAGCAGCAGCAATTGATATCTGCCGTCAGCCCTGAAATCAGCGTGCCGTTGAAAGTCATCAGCGCCATGCGTCACCCCGTGTATCCGGTGACGCACTCAGCCAGGCCGATGATGATTGGCGTCTGCGTGATCCTCGCCGGCACCCACACCTCGACGCGGTCAAACGTCAACGCCGTCGAAGACTGCGACACATTCCAGATCACCTTTTGCGTGACGTGCGCGACGTTGACGAGGAACCATCCTCCGCTGTCCCTCGCCACCGCAATTTTCTTGGAGCCTTCGTCGGGCAGCGTATAAAGGAAGTTTTCAACAGACGCGGTTGATGTGACTCCATTGACGGTAAACGTCAAGGTTCGATAGCTGTCCTTCGCCCACGCTCCGGTAAACGTCGTTCGGCGAAACACGCTCAACGCGGGCACGCTCGGCGTTACGTGCTCGAACGTCAGAGGCGCTGTCTGGCCGGTCTGCCGCTCAAACCCAACGACTGCCCGGCCGATCCGCTCGCCGGCGCCTCGGGTGAACCGAACGAATCGTCGGCCAGCGTCTTCCGCCACGGATCACCCCTCGAGGATCTGCACCAGGGCCCGCGTGCCAGCCGCGTTGGCCTTCCAAGCGTAGTTGCCTGGCTCCATGCGGAATACAGCCTTCTCTCCCCCACGGAGGGCCGCAGAGCCCCACAGCGTCGTGCCGTCCCACCGGCCGAACGTCACCACCTGGGTCGAGTCGGTAGCAAGGTTGTGGACGACTGCGATGCCGAGGGACGACAGGGACGCGGTCGACAGCGTCACCGGAGTCGTGCCAAGCGTCGCGGGAATCGCCATGATCCCAGCCGCAGCCATGTCGGCCGTGATGCCTGACGCAATGAGCGATTGGGAAAAGCTCCCTTTCGTCGCCTGAACTTGAAACGACATGGTCGCGTCTGCCATTGTCATCGCCTTTCACTGGGGCGGGATTCCGAAATACTGCGTGAAGTTGATCTGCTTCTTCGTGCGGCGCTGAAGGATTGCCGGCGGGTTGCCTTCGCCCGGGGATGCGGTGACGATGTTGCCGGCCGAGTCGAGCGGCTGCGGGTTGCTCGCGGGGACCATCTGCAACGCTTCGCCGTTGCCCGGATCGAACCAGACAAAGACGCGTTTTCGCAGACCGCTAGCAACGTAATTCCAACCGACGTTGGGCAGTTGCAGCACCCATGTCGATGCCTTCGCGGTCAACTCCACTTCCACCTTGAAGTAGCGAATCTCCTGCTCGTTGACGACTTCAACAGCCGGCTCGCCGCGGATGCCGTTGACCTGCCAGCACCACTTCGCAAAGCCCAGATAGGGAGCGTTGTTGAGCGAGCCGTGAACCGTCGCGGCAAGGTTGTAATCGTAGGTCGCCCGGTTGCCACTGATGCTGGCCGTGAGCGTCGGCTCTTCCTCGGTCAAGCCTTCAATGAAGTCGCCGGCCGTGTTGACCAGAGCCCGGAGCGTGTCCGTCGCGTCGTAGTAGGTCAGGCAGGGAATCTGCACGCCGCCCGTCGACCACTTCCAAATGTCGGGACGGGCCAGCGGGTTCTTGTCGAGGTTCTGCTGCTTCGGAAGCTCATACTTCCACGTGACGATGTGGGCCCATCGGTTGCCGTCGTGATAGTCACGCGAAACGTCGAAGGCTTTGAGGTAGAACGCCTCGGGGTGCGGATCAAGGAACACCACCGGCACGGCGTTGACCACCGTGGTTTCCGGGGTCGTCGGATCGTCGACGCGGACGATCCACTTGCGGCCGAAGACGGGCGCCTCGCCAAACCTTCGTTGGGCAGGCTCGCGCGGCAGCTCCTCGTAGTCGATCACAGCCATATTAGCCTCCTGCCGCGCCGGCAATTTCGAGGGGCGCTGCCTGAAGGGCTCGCAGTTCGGCCTGAATCCCCTGGAGCGCGGCAAACTGCTTGCGGTACTCAGCGATCGCGGGATCCTCGCGGCCGGTCGCCAGGGCCATGAATGAGGCAATGCCCTCGGAGGAGCGAACGTCGGCCAGTTGGAGAGCCTCGCCCGACTGCTTGCCGAGAGCGGCCCCGGCTTCACGCTGAAAGCCGCCGGCGTCACCGATGCGGTCCTGCATCCTCTGGACGTCGTCGGCCCGCTTACCCTGAACCGCGGCAAGCCCCTTCATCTGGTCAACTTGCCCCTTGAACTTCTCGCGGAGCTTGTCGGCTTCCACGCCGTAGGCGGTTTGATTGATTCGGCCGTCAGTCAGTTTGGCGTTCAGGGCCGTGAGCGCCCCTTCGTACTCGGCAGCGGCGGCAGCCCCTTCGGCACCGAACTGCTGCGCGGCCTCTGCAGCCTTGAAAAAGGCGTCGGTCTGCCTCGTCATCGCAGCCGTGTTTGCCTGCTCAGCCGCCGCGTCCTCTTCTGTTAGGGCCTTCGTCGCTGCGGCCTTCGCCTCCATGCTGGCCACCTGATCGTCGAACGCATCGCGGAGCTTTTCCGCAGCCTGGGCAAAGCTCGTTTCGTTGAGGATGCCCCGCTCGAGGTCGCCCTCCAGATCACGCAGCCCGGTCTGGAAAGACACCGCAGCGGCAAAGCCCGCCTCGCCAAACTGCTGCGACCGCTCAATGGCAGTCGATAGTGCCGACTCCTGCCGGCTGATCGCGCTTGTGAAGTTGTCGGCCTCATCGGTAGCAGCGGCCATCGGGGCCCCAGCGCCCTGAGCATTGCCAGCGTCAGCCGCAGCGCCACCAGCAGCAGCCACGCCACCTTCGTTGGACTGGAACGCAACGCCCAGGATCGGGATCTTCGAGAGGGCGTTGTAGGCCTTGTCAAGGTAGCCGTTGACAATCGCAATCTTCCCAGCCAGATAATCAAACGCTGCCCCAAGCCCGCCGCGGATCATGTTGGCGGTGTTGTTCAGCCCAACAATGAATGGGGAGAGGAGCACGTTCGCCGCTAGCCCGCCAACGCGAAGCACCACGCCACCAATCGATCCCACCGCCCCAACCACACGCATCGCCGTCTCGGCAATCGTGCCAAGGAGCGTTCCAAACGGACGCAGCACAGCGCCTACAGGCCGGCCAATCGACGACACGCCGTTGACCAGATCGGCCCACCCGTTGCTCATCGCAGCGGTGCCGTCAGTAATGGCGGCCATCGCCCCGGTGAACGGGGAGCCGAGCGTTGCCAGCAGCCCGCGGTTGGCCTGCTCCGTGCGAGTGGTCGCCTTCTCCGACCGCTCCATCGCGTCGCCAAGCCCCTGGAGGTGGGCAACGTCGAGAGCCGACAGGGCAGCGCCGGTCGCAATCAGATCCTCCCGGGCGGTTCCGGAATCGAGGGCCTTCTGGATCGAGAGGTTTTGAAACGTCGTGCCCGCCATTGCCGCCTCAAGCGTCAGCGACTTCACGCTCTTTGCCATTTCGATGGTGATGTCACGCGATGCGAAAAAGGCGCGGGTCAGGTTGGTTGCCGTCAAGGCCAGACCGAGCATCGGGTTCGTCAGGCCGATGATTGCCCCGGCCGCAATCCCAGCACTTCCTCCGGTCAGTGCCAGCCCCACGCCGAAAGCCTTGGCCGCGAGGATCGCCGTTCGCGCGTAGCCCGCCGTCTTCAAAGCTGACAAGCCGAACTGAGCAATAGCCGCGGGGTTCTTCACCGCCGAGAAAATCTTCCACTGGAGATAGGTGTAGGCCACATCCTTGCCGAACTTGATGACCGTCATGCCGGCCGTAGCCACCGAGGTTGTCGCATCGGCCACGCCTTGAACCGCACCGGAGACGCCGTTCAGAACTCGCTCAATCGTGCTGGCAACGCGGCCGTACTTCTCGGTGCTGTCCGTTGCCGCTTGCAGTTCTGCGTCAGCCTTCGCCACAGCCCGGCCGTAGACTTCCTGCGTGACGAGGCCCCGCTCGAGAAAACTGTCGAGACGATCAATCGCAGAGGCGTACTTCTCAGTCGGGGTCGCCACCGACTCCGCAACCTTTCCAGCCTCGCGGAAGTCCTTCGCAGTGACGCGTGCAGAGCTTCCAACCTTCTCGAGATGCTTCTCGGCCTGGGCCATTCCAGCAACGAGCCCACCGGCATCTGCCGACAGACGGAACGCTAGGCCAAGGTCTTGAGCCATCTCACTGCTCCGGCTGCTGCTTCATCTGCCGCACTCTGGCGGCAAGTTGCTCGGGCGTCATCGGGGCGGGGATCAACGGCGTGACCTGCTCTTCGCGGATCGCCGACCCGTCTTTGTTCTTCACGCCACTGGCGGCGATGATTCTCCAGACCTGTTCCCACTCTCGGCCAAAGGGTTCGTGGTGTCGGTCGAAGGCCCACCAGACTCGGAACTCGGCGACGGACATTCGATCAATCTGTCGGAGGGTGCGCTTGAGGTGGCCGGCAAGTCGGAGCTTGAAGAGTCGGACCGGCCGGCGTGAGAGTTTCCCGCAACGTCCTCAATCTTCTTCGGGGCAATGTCGTTGATCTTGTCGCAGACCTCGTAGAGCCGGTTGACCACCACGCCGTTTTTCTTGGCAAGGATCGCCACCTCAGCATCGGAATAGAGCCGAACGCCCTTGGCGTCGCAGAGGCACTTGGCAACAAGCTCCGCGCGGAAGTTCGCCAGGCCTTCGCCCTTCTGCCGTGCCCGCATCACCTTGTTGGAGTAGTCATCCAACTCGCCAACCTCGAGCGGACGTATGAACGCGGATCCTCCCCACTCGGGCACGTCGACTTCAACCATCTGCGCGGTCATGTCGTCAATCGCTTCAATCTGCTCTCGCGTCAGGATTCCCACGCTATTCCCTCACCTTGAAATTGACTGACCATTCCTGTAGCGCGTTGACACTCGCGCGCCACTTCGGGTCGTTGAACATCGCCACGGACCACGAAGCCGTGATGTCCGGACCGTTGAGTTGTAGGGTCGCCGTCAAGCCGATATTGGTGCGGCTCATCGCCACCGACGAGCGAAGCACCACCGACACGGCCCCGGGGTCAACGTCACCGGGAACGAACTTCTTCACGCGGCCCGTGCCAACCAGCGGGATGTAGTCAGACGACGCAGCCGACCCAAACCCAAGGTCGATCGACACCACCTCACCCAGCGTGACGCCGTTCCATGTCAGGATCGTTCCTTGTGCGTCGTAGGCCACGGTGCCCCCAGTCGTTCAACGTCACTGCACGACGGAGAACGTCACCTGCCCCTTGACCAGTTCGTTGGTCGCCCACGTGACCGAGAACGATTCGCACGTGGCGGTCGCTCCGGTCAACTGCTGCGCGGTCACCCCGGCAACGTAGCTGACCAGGGAGATCACGCCGGACGCGCCCTCGGCCGGGACCACCGTCCCAAGGATGGACATGGTGACCTTCCGCGGATCCTTCAGCGGGGCCTTCTGGGTTCGCTTGTAGGAGCCCGAGGCCTGCGCGAGGTGTGCGGAGTCGAGCATCGACACCGAGCCGCCCAGATCGAGGTTGGTGGCCTCGTAGGTGCTGCCGGCAAACGTGAGGATTGTGCCCTGGGAATCGTCAGCCATGTGAGGCGCTCCTGGGAGTGTGTGGCGTCAGTTTGGGCGTCAAGCCGCCGACCCTTGCAGTTCGCGGGCCGCCCCGGCGCGGATCGCCGCCATCGCCGCCACCCTCATCCGGCCCTCGAGCACCGCGGCCATCTGGGCGCTCGACTGCTCCAATGCCTTGTGGAGCGGCTTGAGAGCTGGCATCCCGCGGACAAACTCCTTGCCCGAGATGAAGTTCATCGGGTAGGT